TGAAAAGATGGGGCGGTGTTACCCGCCCCGGTTAGGTTTAGGCGACGTTGACGATCAGGCCCTGCGCCTTCTCGTTGCACACCTCAAGGGTGCCCTCAACGAGAATTTGCTTGCCCTTGTAGTCACCCGTGGAGGCGATGTCGTTGACCTGGAAGTCACGCAGCACGGCCCACTTGAGCATAGACGTGTCGAGGATGTAGGTCATCGCGGTTTCCCCGTGGCGGCACGGAGCGACCTTGATCTGACCGAAGTCCGACGCGTAGATGTCGTAGGCGGCCTGCAACTTGTTGCTGTCGGCCATGATGAAGCGGGTGCCATTGCCCGAGAAGGACGAGATGGTCTGCTTCTGCGCAGCGGTACAGATGATCATGTCCGCGTTGCCGCCGGAGTCGTACATATCGGCCAGCACGGCCTTTACGCGACCTTCCGTCAGGGCCACAGCCGTGCCGCCGGTCCAAGCCGTCAGGCCGTTACCGGAGGTCGGAGCGGTCGCACCGTTCGCGTCGTAGTTGGTGATGATGTAGGTCGGCAGGCCGCCCATCTCGCGGGCCGCGCTGTCGTTGCCCGTACCAGCAACCTTGACGTTGTTGTCGAGCAGCGCGAATTCGATGTCCTTCTTGAGGCGCATCGTACGCATCTCGACTTGGTACGCCATCTCGTCTGCCACACCAGCGTGCGACATCGACATCTGCGTGCCGGTCACGAACGCGGTCTTGGAGAGGATTTGGGTGTAGTTGGTCAGGCGGGCCGTCGCGGTGAAGGACTCGGCGTCGGCTACCGCGCCTTCCTTCGTGTAGTTCGTGCTGGCCGAGCCGTAGTCATCCGTCTGCCACTCGTGCAGGGTGGAGATAGCCTTGCCCTTCTTGATGGCGGACAGGAGCGGGGTTTCGGCGGTGTCGGTTTTGTAGATGGCGTCGATCAGCCCCTCGCGGTTGCCGATAACGTCGTAGGTCTCAATGGCGTTAGTAATGCCGGTCATGGTGTGTTACTCCAAAGAAAAAAGGTCAGGGGTTGAGTGTTGCTTTAAACAGGTTCCGCAGTGAGTCGCGGCTGCCGTCAACCTTCTTGATGGCCCGATGCACAGCAAGTGCTTGCGGGTTGCCTTGGCTGACTGCGCCCGGCTTTGCGAGGACAGGGGCTTTCTGGACCTGCTCCGTTACCGTGGATTTCTTCGCCTCAAGTTCGCGCAGGCGGATGGCGTCCCGCAGCATCAGCACGAGTCGATGGTCGTCGAAGTTGTCGATGTCAGCAGCGGTCAGTCCGTACTGACTTGCGCCTTCAATCAACTTCTGGGCATCGTTCTTTGCCTTATCTGCGTCAAGCCAATCGGGGATTGCTTGCACAAGCCTTTCCGCCTCTTGGGCGCGTCGGGCCTTGCGCTGCTCCGCTTTGAGGCTTTCGGCCTCGTTGCGTGCGTGCTCCCATGCCTGGATGCGCTGCGCTTGTTTGCGCTTCTCCATCAGGTACATCGCAGGGTCTTCGGCTTCAAGCCGGTCCCAGTCCACTTGGGCGTCGAAAGACTGGATCAGACGCGCCGTGACGGTCAGGTCGTTTTCCAGTTTGTCGATGCGCCGCTGCGCTTCCGCTTCGGTCGCCTGCTTGAGTTCCGCAATTCGTTTGCGTTCCTCGGCAACCTCTTGCGTCTTGCGCGTGTAGTCCTTCTGCATCAGCCGCTGGGCTTTCAGTTCCTCGGGCGTCAGTTCTTCGTAGCCGTCACCCTCAAGGGCTGGCACTCGGAACTTGGCCGGCAACTGGTCTGACTGCGGTGCTTCGGACTGTTGTGTATCACCCGTGACGTTTTCACTTTGGGCTTGCCCTTCCGGGTTCCCGCCGCTGAACGTTTGTTTCAGCAATTCCCGCATGGTAACGGGAGTCGCTTGTTGCGCGTCTCCCGACTGCGTTTCCGCTTGGTCGGTCATGTGTCACCTCGTGGCCGGTGTCTATCCGGCAATGCCCGAAACCCTCGGAGCCGGGGATTACGCCTTACGGCGTGAACGCTTCATAGCCTGCGTGGCGCGGTACTGCTCAAGCCAGGACTTGGCAACCTTGCCGTTTTCTATGTGGTAGCGGAGTTGCGACTCAAAGTTGCTGCACGCTACCAGTTGCTGGTACAGCGCCTCGCGGGCACCCTTTTGGCGCCACGTCGTGCGCTCGATCTTGTCGAAGAGGTCCGCCCGGATGGCGTCGAGCGCCTGCACCAGAAGGCGGTTGTTCAGGAGTTGCCCGGCCTCAACGGCGCGCTGCATGGCGGCTTCGGCGTCTAGTGGGGTCATACGCTAGACCCCGGTACGTCAGCGCCGTACTTCAACTCCAACTCGGTCATCTTCTCCGCGTGCGTCAGCATCCGGTCGGCGCGTTCAAACTGCGCCTTCTGGGCTGCCTCGGCCATGCGGGCTTGAGACTTGACCTGTTCGGCTTCGACCAGCGGGTTGACCGGCTGCGACTTCTGCGCGGCCTGCGCGGCGAGTTGCTGGCCTTCCGGTGACGCCGGGTCAATCCAGAACTCATCCGGGTCGTAGCCGTTCAGCGCGGTCAGTTTGGCGGATGCCTTGTAGATGCGGCTGATGTCGGTTATTGGCATGCCGGAGGACACCGCCTCGGCCATGCTTTGCAGCATGTTGACGAGGAAGGCTTGGCGCTCTTCCTTCTTGGCAATGCCCAAGCCCACCTTGACCCGCAGTCCGTACTTTTCACGGAACGCCCCGGCGTCAACCTCAAGCGTCTTGCCCATGACGCGCAGTTGTTTCTTGCTGTCTTGGTACTTGATGACGTTATCAAGGATGCCGGCGAACAGGGGCTTGATGGCACACTCTAGGTACATGCGGGCGATCAATTCGATTTTCTCAAGCGCCTGGTCCATCATCCGCCCGCTCACGGACGCGGTGTCGTGCAGGTCAGCAGCGTTCAGGTTCTGGCTGTGCCGCTGTACGCCAGTGCGCTCGTTCCGCATGTTGCGGACCATCTCCATGACGGCCATCGCCCGGTCCCCGATGTATTCGGACGGGATGGGCGTGATGCGGGCGTTGTCCTCGCCGCGAACAACTCCGGCAGGGCGAACGGTCAACAGGGCGTCCATATCGACGTTGCCCTGCACGAACAGGCGACCGCCGGCGTTGACGTTGTAGATGTTATTCATCGTGCCCCGGAGCAGGGCAGTCATCAGACGCTGAATGTCGATGGTGATGTCAGCAACGGACAGGCCCACGGCACTGTGCGGCATGCGAATCGGTGACCATGCGCTAATCGGCAGGCTGTCGAGCGGTTGGTCGCGCAGGATGGTGTTTCCAGACGTGCAAATGAGACGGCGCTCGACGATACCGTCACCGTCCGAATCCATCAGGACATAGTGTTCGATGTATTCGACGTGCTGCGCCATCGTGTTCTGCACGGGCTGCGAGTAGCCGTTGTCGCTGTTGAACTCGCCGGTGGACCAATCGCCGTTGTAGGTCGGAAGGTCCAGAACCTTTTCGATGGGCAAACCCATCGCCACGAGGTCAGAGCGGGTCTTGACAGTCCGGTGGCCAACGTAGCGGGTCGCGTTGTTGATGGCGCGACAGCCGCGAGGAATCAGCAACTCCTCGGGCGGGATGGACTCGACATCAATGCAGCCGCGTGTCGATACCATGCGGACCTTGATGTCGTAGGTGCCGTCCGGGTTCTGTTGCTGCCCGATGATGCTGGACTCGACGTTGCCGCTCTCGGTTTCGAGCATGTCAACGAGTGCGACCAACTCAAGTTCGGACAGTCCTTTGTAGTCCTTGTCCAGCGGCTCGCGCTTCTCGACGTAGCCCCACTTATAGGCCCCGACCTTGAACAGTAGGCCGTCTTTCAGGCCGTCGTGGGCCAGCATCCAACCGTCGTTTTCGGCGAAGAAGATATGCCGGACGTACTTGGTCGCAAGGTCCGCGCCTTCTGCGTCGTGCGCCGTCGGGACAAACTCAATCAGATCATCCTCTCCGACAACAATCCGCATGAGGATCGGCATCATCCACTCAACGACTTCCATCGTGTCGGTGGAAACGACTTGCGACTGCCCCGGAATCTCGTCTCCCAGCGGACGGCCAAGGTAGTAGTCCAGCGACGTCGTGCGGTCGGCGGCCAGTTCCTCGCCCCACGCCTCGGCGTTCTGCCGTTCAGCGTTGACTATGGCGAGTTTTTCGTCGTCGGTCAGCGGTTGCTGGTTCATATGATTCCGCGATTGTTGTAGGAGAGAGCCGACCATCCGGCCTTTGCCTCGCCCGTGAAACTCATTGCGTATTCTGCGAACGCGTCAGAACCGTGGCTGGCCCAATCGTGGCAGGGCTCTTTACTCCACACCTTGCGGTCCTCGTCCCACTCGTAGCGGTAGGCACGGAGGCACTTGAGGCCCTTCGCGCAACGCTCGCCGTCAAACCATGCGGACGGGAACACGCGGCGCACAGCCTGGATGGCTAGTCCCTTGTTCGGCACGCGGTCGCCTACCTTGACGTTCTTCAAGCCCTGCTCTTCAAACAGGTCGCGCAGGCTCTTGCCCATGCCGTCCAGACGCTTGTACCCGGCGTCGTGCGGCAGGTAGTGGGCGCCGTAGTCGTAGCCCTTTTCCTTGATGACCTGCGCGTAGTGCGGGATGTCCTTCAGGCAGGCTTCGTAGTAGTCGATGAACCGACGCTCCAAACCCACCTGCTGCATAAACCATATCGCCGTCGTATCGCGCCGGCCCAAGTCCCAGAACGTGTAAACCGGCATCCGCTCAATCGGAATACGGCAGATGCGCCCGGCCTTGTCGGCTGCCGCGAGTTCGTCCGCGTACACCGCGCCGTCGGTAATCTGCCTGTAAGCGCCTTCCCAAATGTGCCGGAACTGCGATTCCGGCAGGCGGGCCTTGTCGACCTGCATCTCGTCCCGCAGCGTCTCGGGCAGGAACGGATTGTCTGTGTAGTTGACGTGGACCAGCACGCTGCCCGGCGGCTTGGACGCCATGAACGCGTCAACCGGGTCATCCGGGCTGTCAGGGTTCCACGAGAACCAGATTTCCGAACCTTCCGCACGGATGGTCGGGCGCAGCAACTCAAGCGAGCGCGGGGATAGGTTCTGTGCCTCTTCAACCCATGCCCGGTGAAAGCCTTCCAGCGACTTGATACTGTCCGCCGTGTGGTCCTGCATCCCCTGGAATATCATGATGCCCCGGCCATTGAGCCGGCGAATCTCGGTCAGGGTGATGTTGAACAGGTGCCCGACGCCTAGCGCCTGTATCTTGTCCTCGACCAGTTTCTTGGCCGAGAACTTGAGCGACTTTTGAACCTCGCGGATGCAGACGAACTGCATATCCGGGTCAGCGACCATTTCCTCGACTGCGAGTTCAGCGAAGAAGTGACTCTTCCCGCTTCCCCTGCCTCCCTTGGCCCCTTTGTATCGGGCGGGGTTCAGCAGCGGGAGTGCCCACGCGGGGGTTTTTATCTCAAGATCCACGCGTGTCCACAATCACGCGCTTGATGCGCTCAATCTTCACCGGCCCGCCTTCCTCGTCGCCGGTCAGCATGACCTGTTGCGCTACCTTGCCGTCGAGACGGTCGCCTAGTTCCTTGATGGCCCCAAGGTCGCCACCTCGTGCGGACTCGATGAGGGCGTCGGCAATCTCGCGCAGAACGTCAGCGGAGGCGTGCTGTGCGATTGCGCGTTGGATGGTGCGGCGCCACATCTTGTGCTGAATGGTGCCGTTCTGGTTGCCTTCCGGTGCGCCTCTACCACGCGGCGCAGACCCTTCGGCCTCCTGCGCTTTGTCGGTCATGTTAGTCACTTCTGCTTGTTGATGATCTCAAACGACACGCCGATGCTGGTCGTCGTGCTGCCGTTCGTGAGTTCGGCGCGGACAACGGTGCCGACCGGAACCTCGTAGTTCTTGATGGTCGCCGCCGTCTCGCCGGCTTCGGTGCCAAACCGACTCCACTGGTTGTTGAGCGCGTCGTATGCCTTGATCTGGATGGTCGCGCCGCCGAAGGTGCCGCCAATCTTTCCGCCGTACAGGGTGCCGTGGTTCAGGGTCACCGGAGCGCCGAGGGTGATGGTGGACAGGCCGATGACGATGGACCCGGCGCTGATGGTGGTCATGCGGGCGCCGGTAATCTCGACCGCGTACTCGGCGGACGTGACCGTGGCGTTGTTGCCAAGGGCGACGGTGATGGTGTCGAGGTACGCGCCGACGCTCGTGGACTCAAAGAACTTGCCGGCCAGGATCAGGTCTTTGCCGGTGTTGTTGCCGGCGCCGAAGGCGTCAACCTTGTGACCCCACCCCTCGTTGACGTACTTGCCCTGTACGGTCAGGGAGCCGTCCAGCGTGAACGAGCCGCCGCCGGCCGCGATGGTCTGGCTAGTGGCAATGCCGTTAAGGTCCACCAGGGTGGTGCCTGCGCGTTTGCAGACGATGATTTGGGCGGCCATGCGTTTACCTCACGATTGATAGGTGCCCGACCCTCGTGGCCTTTGCGTCTATGAGAGGCTCGGAGTGGTGCCACGGGGCGGGCAATACCGATAGGGCGAGGACGCCCATGGTTAGAGCGGAGGGTAATCTATCAACTACCGGCCGTCAATAGCCTTTCGCAATCATGGCACCGGGTACTCCTGTTCGGGCTGTCCAGATAGAGACTCAAGGAATTCCGGCGTTATTTTCAGGTGGCAGTAGCCGTTTTCTGTATGGCCTGCCAAATACCTCATAAGCATGATTCCATCTGATGACCGATGAAGGCTTTTTGACTCCTCCGGTGATAGCACAAGCCGCTTGCTATAGTGCGGAAAAAGCGCGCATATCGCGTCATAGGTATACGCGCACGTGCCGAACGCTGTCTGGCATACAAGATATTCTTTCATACCATCCCCCTAACCTGATTAACCAAGTCAACCCACGCCACCCTCGGCGGCCCCCGCAGGATTCGCATGGTCGGGTACCACGGCGTCCTGTCGCCCTCGCGCCCCCAGAACCAGAGGACGAAACGCCGGCCGTTGACGAGCGTAAACGTCCGCGCCCCTAGCGCCCCGGCAATGTGGGCGGTGGTGTTGCTGCACGATACCACGCAGTCGCAGGCCATGATGAGGCTGGCGAGCGAGTCTAGGTCGTTTGTCACGTCGATGCCGGCAATCTCGTTGATCGAATGCCCGGCAGCCGTCCACACTGCGGCGTCGTCGTTGATGTCCCCGTACTGCAAGTTGACCACGAACAGGCGCGGGTCGGACAGCAGCGGCATGAGGTCGGCGGCAGGGATGGACTTGTCAGCGGACAGGCCCTTGCGGGCGGACCACCAGGATAGGCCAACAATGGTCCTACCTTGCGCCGCCTGCCGCAGGGCTTGGCGCATGGACTCGGTCTTGGCTGTGTCGTGCTTGAGCCACGGCTGCGCGTTGCCACGGGCGTTCAGCAGTCCGGCAAGGGTCATGGCCTCCACCTTCCGCGCCCCGTCATGGGCGTAGTGCCGCAGGGCGTCACGGTGAACGAACGTGTGCTGCGGGTAGGACCGGGCGAGGATGGGGTGCAGTCGTTGGTCAGCCGACACGATGGCCTTGGGTATCCGGTCAAGGAGTGATGCGTACATGCACTCTTCGCCTAGGCCCTGCTCGCCCATGACTAGGAGAGGTCCGTCGAATGGCTGCCCGTCCCACTCTACAGTTTTGATCATTTGTGTATTTGATTGTCGTTGCGAGGCCAGCCAGCGGTACTGACACAGACGGAAGCCGGTCTCATAGTCACCGTCTAGGAGTGCCATTTCTGACAAGCAAGCCTTGAGCATGCCGGCCGACGGGTGCTTCTTGGCCATCCGCTCGATGGTCGCCCGGTCGTTTGATCCCATGCGTACGGCGCTGGTGGCGTAGAGGAGAGCCGTGTCCTTGGCCGGCGCGGCTTGGTACAGGCGCAGGAGGGTTGCGAGGGCACCGTCGCAGTCCCCGGCGGCCTCCTTGGCCTTGGCTTGGTCGGCTAGGTCACCGATGGTTAGGCGTTTGGGTTTAGTCATTGCGGGGCTCCCAATACTTACCCTCAATACCACACAGGTTGCCGATCTCCGGGTTGCCGTAGCGGGCTTGCTGGCAATCAACCTTTGACTTTATGCCATCAACAAGATTCACCCTTGATACCTTCTGATGCATGCATGCCGGGAACGGCAATGCGTCTTTGAAACAGTGTTTGCACTCAAAGCAGATTCGGTCACTCATAGGTCAGCCTCTCGGTCAGGTTACGTGCGGCATCCGCGTGGCCCTCTAGGAGCCGCACGAAGATACGGGCATAGGTGGTGCGCAGGTCGGCCCATTCGGAAGCCGTGAGGCTGAACGTGGCGGCCATTTCGTCGTCTGTCGGTGGTGCGCGGCCGGTGCTGTTGCAGGCACTACACGCGCCGTCCTTGTTGTGCCGGGACGGGTGGACGTGCCCGGAGCCGCCGCACTTGGTACACATCAGGAGGTATGGGTAGACGAGTTCGTCAGCAGCCCGCCGTGCCATGTGGGGCGCTAGCCGGTGGTCGGTGACCTGCCGGGCGACCTTGGTAGCCCATGCGTAGAGGTTCGCCATGTTGTGCTGCCCGGTGTCGCCTGCGTACATGGCTCGTAGGAGGGCTGCCGGTCCTTCCGGGGTGCCGGACAGGCCGTAGGCGACGTCACAGGGTTGCAGGCTGGCAAAGCCGCCGCCGGCCTCGCCGTTGGGGGTGGTGGTTTTGGAGGCCAGGCGTTTTAGGATTTCGGGGGTCATTGGTTTAGCACCTTATCCGCAAACCGGCATATTGCCATCATTTGCCAAGGGACATCTCTTGGGGCGTACTTGGTCTTTCCGATCCACAGCGACAGGTCCGGGGCCATTGATACATTCTGGTTGCCGAAAACCGCGCAGGCGATGATGACCGACCTGTCTAGGTTCGGCTTTTGGTTTGGAGCCAACTCCCTAATGATGGCGTTGGCGATGATGTCTCTTCGGGTCATGAGGTGGTCCTTTTTGTTGCCGACATTGTAGACCGCGACACGGGCGCGACAATCGTGACTGGGTAACCGTGGCGTCATGCCTTGCGAATCTCCCTTGCCTTCTGTCGGTACTCTGTTTTGATGGCTTCCAACTGCTCGCGTGTGTATCGGACCACTGTACAGATGGACAGCCTATCTACCTCGGCCTGACCTATGCGGTTTATCAGTTC